GTTGAACTGTAGTCACATCAATCATCGCTTTTTGTGCAGCATCTCTAAGTATAATTATCTTTAACTCCTCATCAGATGCTTCAACATCAACACCTTCAGGTAATGTAAAATATGAACCACCTTTTAAAAGTTTCTCTCTTATCTTATTCATATAAATATTCATATCGTTCTGCTGGTCTTTGATGAAATCTATATCGCTACGTCCTAAGAAACTTCTTATATCACCAACATTTTTATGAATAACTATCGGATAAACTTTAGGTACATAATATTTTACCTTCGCTTTTTTCTTAACATTAGTTCTAATACCTGTCATTGGGTCTTCTATCTGAACATCATACTCGATATCCTCATAATCTTTGTTTTCTGTCTTGAACTTTTTACTACCACATTTTATACACTCGTCTTCAAATGGGTCTTTAACAGCTCCACATTTAACACAAACTTCTTGTTTTCTAGCAAAATAGTCTTTGTAGTCTTGTATTTTTGTATTTCCAACCCAACTTATAAGACCAATTGAGCCATCGTCATTTTTATAGTAACAATATACATGAGTTCTCATGTGGTCATATACTTCACCATCTTGATTCTGGTCTCCTTCTTCCTCAACGTCCACGTCATAAACTCTTTTAATATAATCTTTTGTTTGTTCAAATGTAATAAATAAGTAGTCCATCTCATCAAGTTTATATACTCCAGGTTGAGGTATAACTTGCGATGGATGTAAATTTTTAATAACCAAGCGTCCAACACCAAATGAATCTCTATATGTGTTATCCCATTCAGCCATAAATATAGAGCCACCCCAAATAGGTGTTAGTCTGGCTTGTTCATCAACCATCTCCTCCATATTCATACTATCTAATTCAGTTCTCAAGACATTTTCTATCATTATCGCTCTGTCTTCAACACCTCTTTTAGATATTACTCGTGGCATCGGTATAACAATATCTGCTTGAGTTTCAGTTAACTCGAAGCACATTTTTCTAGATACTGAGCCTTGTTTCTCAGCATCACTTCCATCTGGACTTTTAATTTTACGAGTACCCTCGTAGGCTTTCTCATTATCTTTTCCGTTCGCCAACACTTGTGAATAGTCGTTGTACGCTTCCTGATATTTCTCCTGCCATCTAATTAACTCGTCCATATCTTTCCTCCATTCTCTTTCTAGTTTCTGCATCCGCCTTATAATAGTCCTGTTTCAAATCATCACTCCATTTAAATAACTTCTTAATTTCAGGTTCTGTGTACGCTACCTGAAAATAGTGCATATTTCTTACATAATACCCTATACCCAAACTCATTACTAAGTCATCGTGCTTACCCTGCATCGCTTCTTTACGTCCATGCTCATTAGTTATGAACGTCAAACACTCGTGCAACGTAAGTCTATCATTTATTTTATCCGTATGGTCACGAACTATATCAACTAGCGATGATATTAGTAGTGGTCTTGTTATCTGTGTTGTCTTAAACCCATACGCTGAATATATACCACCTCTATAGTCGTCTTCTCTATCTCTTATGTATATGCTCGGATACTCAAGTCGTGCTATCTCTTTGTTCGGATATGTTGAGAAGTTAGCCTCTATCGCTATCAGTGCTGTATTGTACTTATATCCCAAACATATCATCTGTCGTGCGAACAATGTCTCATCTGTCATATTGTGATATACGGCTACCTGCTCACAAGTAATATTATCTATAACATGTGCTGCAAAATAGTCTCCCTGTGTATCTCCTGCTGTATCACCAGACAATGTATATGTGTGATTAGGTATCGGTTCTTTATATATAGTTATATATCCTCTATCACTCTGGTTGAAGGTAGAGTTAGATATTTTGTCTTTACCTTTTTTCGTATCGTCATAATCATATGAGAAATAACCAGTGGCTAAGGGAGACGGTAAGTGAGCTAATCTCTCCATTATCTTCTCCTGGTCAAATACACAATTACCTGTTGTTAAGAACGCTTCTTCTGGACATATTGGATACTCCTGCTTGAACAGTGATACATCTCCACCACAGTTGTTCTTAATACACCATCTACGCCATTCTAACTGGTCTAAGCTTAGAGAATATTGTCGTTTCAACAAATGTTCTTCTTCGGTTAGTTCAAATCCTGAGTACGGCATACTATACTCGTCTAACTCGTTCCATCCAACAAATAGTGGGTAGAAATCTGACTCACCTTTTACGGCTGCTTCCCATCTCTCCTGATATTCTTCATAACCGTTAGCAGTAGACTCAATTATAACCATAGAGTCTGGTGTATTCGGTACAGCCTGCATCAAACCAAGCATTGTCTCTTTAACATCACCTTTCCAGAACGCTAACTCTGAAATGTGTAAGTAGTTTATTGTGAACGAACGTCCAACACCACCTGTACCTGCTGTCATACATCTTATACGAGAGTTCAGTCCTGTATGTGATTTGTTGTCGAACACGAGCTCCTTTGCGTTCGATGCTTTTTGTGTCGGTTGTAGTGGAGCTGGGAGGTTCTCATACATCAATTTATACATATTAAATAAGTTAGTAGTTGAGTCCTCCTGGTGTGCAACGATGGCTGCCTGTTTATTTTTATGTGTGGCTGTCTGAGACAGGATCAAACCTCCTGTGACTGTTGAGAACCCCATCTGACGAGCTTTTAAAATAATAATACGCACTGGTTTACCTTGTTGTTTCTGGGTGCGTATTACATCATATAGTTTTTGTTGTGGCTTATTCAAGATAAGTGGAACTATGTTAGAACTTTTATCTCTAATCTTAATATAGTTCTCAATATATTTTTTTATGTTTATTTTTGGTGATGTAGTTGAGGGCATGGTGTTACCACTCCTTTTCATCTGATACGTTGGAAATATATTTCTCGAAGTCAGTTGTTAAGTCAACTTCTTGTTTATCAGTAAATAGAGAGCGATAGCGTCCTAATAGTTCTAGTGCTTTTAACTCGTCACCAAAGTTACGTTCAAATATTAGTGAGCCGTCCTTGTCTTGATAAAATATCTGATTACCATCTTTATCTATCTTAATCTTAGGTACTGGACGGCGTGCTTCTTCAGCAACATCTTTTATACGAGATAGAATATACTCATCAGTTATATCTAGAGTTTTAAAGTGTTGCTCCAATCGTTCAGAAATACAACGGGAAATTTCAGGGTTGCGTAGTAAATTCGGATTGTACTTTGTATATCCTGCTGCTTTTTGAGCCTTTCTATCGTTTAGTGTTTCTATATACTCATTTACAAATGCTCTTTCTTTTATTGTTAGCATTTATGACACCTCCTTTGTTTTTCTCAAGAACATTATATCATAAATTAAATGAAAGGGCAAGAAAAAATGGGAAAAAATAGGAGTAGGAGGTGGAGGAGTGGAGGGGGTGGTAAAAAAAACCCTCTCTAGTGAGAGGGGTAAAGGGGGTTATATATGTTAAAGATAATTAGCTTATTTTGTTTTAGTACGGGAGCGAGGTCCGAAGGTTTCAAGTTCTTGAGCTATTTTTACGGGGTTGCCTTTGTCATCAAACCAGACATCTATCCACCACACTGATTTGTCGTTGTTATATCCCATACTACGCTCGAACGGTGTCAAATCTTGTAGACATGAGGTCTGGAAGCAATGTGTTTTATCTTGTTTATAGTATAGTGACTGATGTATATGTCCTGTTACAAGAAGATGTGGTCTTTCTTCTAGGGGAACAGTGTCTAAGTATTTCTGCAGGCGGTAACTTTTGGCATAAGTGCTTCCACCTTTGCCATGATATAATCTTATGCGTAGGCGTCCTATTTTCAAATCCTCACAGTCGCTACCTAGGTAGTGCAAATCTGGGCGGTTGTTGGATATATCTTTGACTATATCTGCTCCGCATCGTTGTATCCACCATAAGTCGTGGTTACCTGCGATTAAGTAAGTAGGAATTGGAGAAGTGGGGTAGTAATGTGATACATAATCTCTTTGTCCTGTATAAGATATTTCTTTGAGGTCATATATGTGGTTGGGTCTATTAGATAACCCATCAGTAACGTCTCCTGCGTGGAGGATATAATTAGTGTTAGTGTCGAGGGCGGTTGTATATAAATAGTTGAGGATATCAACACGGTCGTATTTTGATGCTAAATGTGTATCTGATATAAGGAGCAATTTTAAATGCGAGAGATTGTTGGGAATACAATATGTATCATTTTCTTTAATTGGTTTTGTTTTAATTATTTTTCCATCATTTATTGTTAATAAATAACCTTTTTGTTTTAATAATTCAATTATGCCATATACTTCATATTCTTGGAGTTCTAATTCTTTCATTATTTCTTTAATATATGGTTTTTTCTTTTTGGTTATATATTCAATAAATTTATTGAGAAGTTCTTCCATATTATTCTCCTTTAGAAAAAGTATTTTTTAGAAAAAAGTATATTGTGGTTGGGTTGTGATTAGTTCTGTTACAACATAAGTGTATCATATAGGGGAGGTAATGTCAAGGAAAAAGGGGTACTCCCCCCTCTATGAGATGAAAAAAAGAAAACACACCCCCATAGAGTGTGTATCAAGGTGCTTTCCACAAATAAAATGTGGTGGCGTACATCTAAACCATATTAAGTATAGCATATTTATATGGAGAGTGTCAAGAGGTGAGTTCTTAATAATATCTCCCCGCCCCCACCCCTGCGTATCTTAACCTTCCCCCTGTTCGCTTTTCGTTCGCCAAAAAAAGACACGCCCCAAAAAAATAACGAAAAAAAGTTCGCCCAAAAAAATGTACGCTAAAAAAATAACGTCTGCACGTGTACGTATGCGTGTGTGTGCGTACGTGCGTATATGTGCGTGTGTATGTGCGTGTGTGTGCGTGTGTATGTGTGTATATATGACCAGAAAAAACAAACTTGAAAAAAATAAATATATATACGTAGTATATATATTTAAAAAAGTTTTTTAATTTTTTTTGTTTTTTTACTTGACAATTAAAAAAATTAGTAGTATGATTATATCGTCAACAGGAAAGACCGGACGAAATCAACCTAGATTGTCGGCACGAAATAAGACCACATCAAGCCGTTATTTGACAATTTATTTATTCGCTTGATACAAGCCGAAAAGATATGCGAAAAGGCGACTATAAACACTCTACCAATTAAAAGTATAGTCGGGCATACCTAGAAGAGCAACGTTATCAACAGTTGTCACATTGGTGAGACTGGACGTCTCGTCCTCTTAGTAACAATAATAGACTAGTGAGGTAATTAAGGCACACAACACAAATTGTATCTATGAGAGTGGGCGATAGAGAAACACTATTATATTCTTATAAGCACATTATAAATAATATGTTTATAAGTGTATAATAGTACACTAGAAAGAGTGATAAAAATGTATGATATCTATGATATTATAAGCGAAAAAGAAGATTATAACGAAAGGGGCGAAGATAATGAATAAACAACCAACATTGCAAGAATTTACTGATAACTTGCTATCATTACTTGATATTATCAATAATAATTAAAAGAAAGGGCACAAAAACAATGAAAGAAAAAAATATATTTTAAATGTAGGACTTAATGATAAGGACACCAAACTACAAAAGATTGACAGCATAGAAGCATATAAAATTGTAGAGAATACACTATTAAATAATGGACTAGATGGATACACTATCTATCAAGGTAAAGGACTTTACAAGCACGATAATGGCACGATAACACAAGAAAACACATTAATTATTGAAATGATTTTTACTACTGAAGATATAGTCAATAAAGTTATTACAATTTTGAAACAAGTACTTAATCAAGAAAGCATAATGAAACAAGTACAAGAAATTACAATTAGTTTTGAATAGGAAAGGAAGAGATTTTTAATGACTAATGAAAAAGTTTTAATTAGTTTTTTGAATAAAGAAAAAGCACAAACACAATTAAGAGATATTACCAATGGAGTTTACATTTATAAAGGTCGCACATTACAAACAAATGGCGAACGATTAATAAACTATAATACTATAATTGCATTTTGGGACAATGAAAGAAATAAATTACATATTAATACACATAAATATAGCAGTACAACATCACACATACAATCAAAATTGAAAAGATTGGCACAAGAAAGGGGTGTTGATATTATAGAATATAATTCATAAACACGAACATTTATATTGTGTATTTAATTTAGGTATTTAAGTTTTTTTACGATTTGCAAATTTAGTTTTTGAAAATCGAGGTGGGGGGTAAAAAATTGAAAAAAAAAGTTTTCGCTTTTTTTCCTGTATTTACACAACTTAAACCCCCATAATTCCACGATAAAGTATTTACACAAAATCACACTAAATACACTAAAAACCCACTCAATAAAATTAAGGGTTACAACCTACCAACTTGTGTATTTTATGCTATTTTGTGCCATTTCTTCCACTTTGTTTTACGAATAAGACACGATTAGTGGTTATTTTATTTGTTATATGTACTTTACGATATTTGCTTATATCAAAACCCACACAACTATATCAACAAATAAACCAATTTCCACCAACAACATATCTTACAGCACACTAAAATAACAAAATACACAATTCCACACCGATAGTTTCGTTTCACCCACACACAACTCACACAACCCCCCACAACACACCCCAATTTAACTTGTGATATGAGTTAATAATACCCCACAACTGTAAGACTTTATCCAAAATTACCCCACAAACAACACAAAAACACACAACATAGCCCAACTCAACCACACAAACCCACACTAAATAATGACAAAAACACGAACAAAGAAAGGAAAATAAAATATGATTTTAGATAAAAGACAAAAAGAAATAATTAAAAAAGCACTTGATGACTATGACTTTATGAAAGAAGAAATAACGAATAAAATTGACAAAGGTTACACTATAGATGACCTATCAGTATTTTTAACACGTTTCAAAGATATTGAGATAACAAACATTGAAAAATATGATGACTATGGTTATTTAGACTTTTTATACAAAGACTTAAATATGTGTGTAATGTTTGACACCGACAAAGGACTAAGAGTATCAAACACTTTTGAGATTTATGATAAAAAGATTTATGAATACATAGTAGAAGATTTTTTGACAAAAGAAGAATATACAAAGTTAATTAATAAGACACGAGAAGAAGAAATTGAAGATATGGTAGCAACATTGAAATATTACGATAGCCACAACTTAGAGGCTGACTATAAAGCATATTCAAATAAAATAATTAGTTTTTTAAAGGAGAATTGGTAAAATGAAAAATAAAACAATTAATTTTTTAATCAATGAAAAGGACAACTTATGGGAAGAACTAGAAGATACACTATATTTTGACCCCACACAAAGTACATATAAACCACTAACCACCGATGAAATTACTAAAATAAACAATTTAAGAAAAGATATTTTTGATATTTACAATCTAATAGATAGAATAGGAGATATGATATAAAATGAACGAAAATAATAAATATTTTAGAATAGTAAATTCACTACCACTTAGTGATACATTAGAACAATATTTTGAAAACAATAATTTTAAATTAGACACCATAGAAGATACCGACTATGTAATTTTAGTCTACAAAGACACAAACAACCCTATAGTATACTCATATGACACTTATCGCATAGTAACAAATGCACCCGAACACATACATTTTGAGTATATTATAAAATGTAAAGATTGTGGCGAGTACACAAATGACTATAGTGAAGTAAATTCACATTATCAAAACTACTATGTATGTGATGATTGTGCTGAAAATAACAACGACTATCTATATTGCGAGTGTTGCCAAACATATTTTGATAATACTATTGATGATTATACCGACCACAATGGCAATACAATTTGTCAGTGGTGTAGAGATGATAATTACTTTACTTGCCCCGATTGTGATGAACTATACCACACAGACGAAGGATACTATGACGATGACGAGGACACATACTATTGTCCTGATTGCTACAATAACCACCCACGAGGTCTATTATATGACTACCACGAGTTTAGAGATTGGCAGCCACACAAAACAAATGATGAACCCGAACCCGAGTTTTACATAGGACACGAACTAGAAATTGACAACGGCAACGATATGTCAACAGCCGTACAAACTATCAACAGTTTATGTAATGGTATATGTATGCACGATGGCTCACTTTCATCAAAAGGTATCGAGTTTATTTCACACCCACTATCACTAAATTATATGTATTCACAGGAAGAAAATTATAGAAAATGCTTTGATAAACTTATTTCCTTAAATTACAAATCACACGAAACATCAACCTGTGGACTACACTTTCATGTTACACGACCAACCGACCCCGCTATCATAGATAGAATTATCTTATTTATGGAGACTTATAAAGAAGAAATTGTCAAATTATCTCGTAGACAATCATCAGAACTAAATAGGTGGTCTCGTTTCCTAAGTGATGCACGAAGAATTAACAACGATAAAATTATCAAATCACTTGATTATATCGTTAAAAATAAAGTTACTAACGATAGATATATGGCACTAAACTTAACTAACTCAAAAACAATTGAGTTTAGATTATTCAAAGGCACATTAAAATATGAAACATTTATGGCTGACTTTGAATTTGTATATAACTTGGTACACTTTGCGTCAAATCTAGAATTACCAATTGAAGAATTGACTTGGACACTTGTAACTTCAAAGGGCAAATACTTACCAGCATATATTGAAGAACACTCTTTACAATCAGATACACCAATTATAGACCACTCTAAAGAATTAATAATTGAATTTAACAAAGAAAAAGAAGAAGTTAGAATTAAAGCCGACAATTTGATTAAAGAGATATTAAAGAGAATTGCTAACAAATCTAGAACTAAGAATAACACAGCACAAAAAGTAAAAGACACTTACAGGTATATATCAAATCTTAACTCTAGTTTAAATGACTTACAATATATATTATTCCACTTAGAAAATGACGATATGTTTAATTGCGACCTATTATCACTAAGAACTCAACTAACATATATTGAAGGAGGTTTGAAATAATGTGTATTATCGTAGCAAAAGACAAGTTTTCTAAATTACCAAAAGAAGAATATTTGAAGAATTGTTTCACAAACAACCCAGATGGTGCTGGTTTTATGTATGTTGATAAGGACAACAATGTTATAATTGATAAAGGTTATATGACTTATAAAAGTTTCTTGAAAAGATATAAAAAGTTATGTAAAAGATATAACGACTTTATAAATAAAGCCCTAGTTATGCACTTTAGAATTGGTACGGCTGGAGCAAACTCAAAAGAAAATTGCCACCC